CGGCCATGACCGCGTTCCAGACCGCCTGGATGGCGGCCGCTGTACGGGTGATCGCGGACCAGACCGTGATGGCGAGTGACACGGTGCCGATGACGGCGGCGAGCGCGCCCAGCACACCCACGATCACCTTGATCTTGCCGGGGTTGTCCTGCGCCCAGGCGGTGACCGCGACGAACTTCTGCAGCAGGTTCGTCAGGGTCGGAAGCAGCGCGGTCGCCAGGGACTCCTGGACCTCACCGAAGGCGTTCTTCGCCCGGTCTAACTGGCCGGCGGTGGTCTGCCCGGCCGCCGTCGCCGCACCCTCAGTCTTCTTCTTCAGCTTGTCCATGATCAGCGCCTGGGCGTCGGCGACCTTGCCCGACTTCACCAGCGCCTTGACCTTCGCCTGCTCCCCCGCGGTCAGGGTCACGCCGGCCTTGCGCAGGGCGCCGGTGGCCTTCTCCGGCGCCGCGAGGGCCTTCGACAGGACCCCTGCCGCGGTGGTGGCGTCCACGCCCATGACGGTGGCGAGGTCCAGGGACACGTTGGTGGCGTCCTTCATGGACACCACGCCGGCGCCCACCGCGCGCTTCAGGCCGTCCTGGGCGGCGAGGAAGGTGGAGGCGCCCAGGGCGGCCTCATAGGTGAAGCGGGTGTTCTTCTGGACCTGCTCCGCGTTGGCCTTCAGCGCAGCCGCCTGAGCCCGGATCTTCGGGCTGGAACGTGACAGGGCGTCAGCGAACTTCGATTCGGCCTCCTCGCCCTCTTGGATTCCTTCCACGCCGCCCTTCAGGGCGAGGGCCATCCCACCGACGAACGCGCCCACGCCGGCCAGGGCGACCTTGGCCACCTTCTGAGTTCGGTCGGAGAAACGGCTGACCGACGACTCACTCTGTGCGGCGGCCTTCTGGAGTCCGGAGGCGTCACCGGAGAATCGGACCTTGATGTCACGCACGCCGGGCATTACGCCTCCGTTCCGATGTCAGGCCCGCCGTGGCTGAAGCGGTCCACCACCTGGTCGGCGGCGCGCTCCCACTCGCGGGCGATGTCGCCTTCGTGGTGCTCGATCGTCGGGAAGACTCAGTACCCGACCTTGCCGCGGTGCGGCTTGAAGCCGTGGCCGGTGCTCGCGCCGAACTCGGAGCCGAACAGCAGTTGGTAGGCCGGGGCGCGGCCGGCGCCGGGCCACGCGTGCCCGATCCGCTTGGTGCCACCGACCACGATGTAGGGCAGGCGGTCGCGCTTGGCCTTGACGGTGCCGACCAGGAGCGAGGCCTGGCGGCCTTCTGCCTGCCCGGCTGCGGTGACCCAGCCGGCCATCTTCTCCGACAGGGACTGGGCGGCGTCGCGTAGTTCGTCGGAGGCTCCCTTCGGCAGGTCGCGCAGGGCTTTGAGGGTGGCCTGGGCGCCGTCGATCCGGACGGTGAGGTGGATTCCCTTCGCGGCGCGGCCACCTGTGCCCGACACCCGTTCGGCCATCTCAGCTCCGCCTCTCCGCCTCGCGCTTGGCCTTGTCCTCTGCCTCGGCCAGTAGCTCCAGTGCCGTGGCGATCCCCTGCGATCCGGCCTCCTCCCACTCGCTCATGGGGATGTTCGTCGACAGGGCGAGGGCGATCACCGACCGACTCAGCGAGCCGGCGGGGTAGGGTCCGCCGCCCCCTGCTCCTCCTCGAAGTCCAGGTCCACGCGCTCCTCGAACTCGGCGCGGTTGCCGTCCCAGACGCCCTGCCGCTTGGCGGCAACGTAGGCGATCTCGTACATGTCGGCGACGCGGAGGTTTTCCATCAGCGCGGACAGCGAACGGTCCCGCCCGGTCTTCTCCCAGACCAGGACGTCACGGGTGGTGGCGCGGACCTCGAATGCCTCGCCACCTTCAGGGGTCAGCGTGAACAGGAACACTCACGCCGCCTTACGGAACGACCGGGTAGGTGGGCGCGGGGATGTCCCCGACACCGACGAAGGTCATCTCCGTGGTCTCGGTCGCGCGGGCCTCACCACCGGCCGGTGGGCAACGCGGGTAGATCTGGCCCACCCAGGACACGGCCTCACCGGTCACGGCGGGGTGGTTGACCAGGGTGAAGTCCAGCGGCGTGTCCGGTGCGGTTGTACCCGCCGCCCACAGGACGCGGTCCAGGCCACCGGTGCGCCAGTCGGTGAGCCACGCGAGGTCCAGGGTCCAGTCATCGGGGTCCACCTCCTCGCGGTACTCACCGTCCGGGCAGAAGGTGAACTTCTTGTCGCCGACGTTGGAGGGCGGGTTGATCTTCCAGTTCGTGATCTGGCATTCGTACTGCACGCTGTCGATCTCCAGCGTGATGTAGTCCAGCCTCCGATTATGCGCAACCATTCTGACTACTCCTCAGGAATTCAGCGGGTACTGGACGATCAGTTGGTATCCGGCGCCGATCAGACCGTCACCGAAGTCCACCTCAAGTGGCGTCGCGCCCGAGTCGGGATCGACCGTCCCGCCGGCGGCTTCCAGCGCCTCGGCGAAGGGACCGACCTCAGTGGTCAGGAAGTCCACGACGCCCTCGCCCAGCTTGGCCACCAGGGTGACCGGGAAGGCGCCGAGGTTGGGGTCGGTGCAGTAGGTGGTCCAGTCCAGGCGCGGGAGGCCGACGATCCCGGCCGGGAGCTGCACCTGCCCGAGCTGGTCCGCGCGGTAGCCGTCCAGCTTCGGCCTGGTTTTGATCGCGGCCACCAGGGCGTCCATGGCGTCGCCGACCGCGCTCACGCGAAACGCATTCGCGCATAGCGCCCGACGCGCAGGAGCTTCTCAATGTCCGCGTCCCACCCGGCGACGGGTGTGGCGCCGATCTGGTCGGTGACCACCATTCCGGACGGGGAGTCACGTCGGATGTCCAGGCGCCGCGCGTAGCGCAGGGTGCCCAGGACCAAATCGTCGGTCACGGCCGCCTTGGTCGTGTCCCGCTCGGTCGGGGTCTCCTCGGCGAAGGCCGCGTAGTCCACGTCGGAGCGCACCCGCTCCACGTAGGCGACCGCGGCGTCCAGGGTCTGCTGTAGCGAGACGTCGAAGCGGGTCACGTCCGCGTCCACGCGCATGTCGCGCTTGAGCTCGGTCAGGGTCGGCGGCCAGGTAATAGCCACGGTCACCTCCTCTCACCCGGTGGGGTGGGCCTCGCGCTGGACCGTGGCGCGAGGCCCACCGTCAATCAGGAGGCGGCGGTGACGGAGATGGCTTCGCCGGAGGTGCCGGCGTAGCGGACGTGGACCGCGACGTACGCCCAGATCGCGAGGCGCACCTTGGCCGGGCCCTCGCTGTACGGGTCGTTGAAGCGCAGCTGGTTGGACTCGAACAGCAAGACGTCCGAGGCCCGCTGGACGACGATCGACTCCGGGTAGGCGGTGGTGCCGATGCCTTCGGTCACGATCGCGGCCAGGCCCTCGATCATGCCGTCGGCGTTGACGGAGCCGACACCGTTGACGTTGACGGCCTGGGCGCCCTCGGAGGTGACCGGGATCAGCGGGCGGTTCGCGCCATCCCGCATCTTCTTGAACGCGCCCCAGCGGCGGGCCCGCATGATGATCAGGTCGGCCGGGAGCTTGCGACCCATGCGGACCTGGATCGCCGCGTCGATCACGGCGTCAATGGCGTCCTGGTCGGTGCCGAAGGCGGCCTCCGTGGCGAAGGTGGTCAGCGCCGCCCCGGCCGCGGTGACGATCGCACCGCCGACCTTGGCCTCCACCTTCTCGTTGTACGCCGCGATGAGGTCACCGAAGATGAGCTGGTCCACGGCCGGGCTGGACATGTCCAGCATCTGCCGGGACACGACCGGCCCACCCGCGGTGGCCTTCGGGGTGACGGTGTCGACGTCGGTGTCGTAGGCGTCGGTCCAGGTGACGTCGTCACCCTCAGCGGTCTGCTCGACCACGTTGGCGTCGGTGCCCGCGGTCTGCTTCGGGATGGTGATCGGGCGCGGGTCCATGCCGAGCGGGATGCGGCGCACCGCGTTCGCGAGGGGCCGCCCGGCGCGGGCGATCGCCTGGAATTCCTCGGTCATCCACTTCGGGGCGATGATGCCGACGCCCTCACCCGCGGTGTCCAGGGCGCGGGTGTGCTCGACCAGGCGCGTCTTGGCCGCTTCGTCGCCGAGGAACTTCGCGCGGTACTGGTCGGCGAAGAAGGAGTAGGTGCCGCCCTCGGACTCCTTGCGGTAGTGGCCGGGGTCGCGGTCACGGGTCTGCGCGTCGGACTGCTGACGCTGCTCGGTGCGGTCGTCCAGCTTCGCGGACAGCTCGGCGACGTCGGCGGCGCGGTTCTCCTGCTCGGTGAGGAGCTCGATCTCGGCGCCGAGTGCCTTTAGCTTCTCGGCCTGGCCGCGCAGGGCGGTCATCTCGGTGTCGTCGAGATCGCGCTTCTCGGCGACGGCGCGGTTCTGGATCTCTTCGACGCTGGATCGGAGTGCCTCGAGCTGGTCGCGCTTGCCCTTCAGGTACGGGTTCACGGCGGTTGGTCTCCTCTGGGAGCGGTCGCGAAAGGGACTCGCGCTCCCAGAGGGCGGGTGCCCGGCTTCCGTGATTGGCCGGGGTGTCGCCGTGCAGCGTGGGTGGTGCAGGTGTTGCCAGGGTAACCCAGGGTCAGCCGGCGTCGGTAGCTCCGAGGTCGCGCCACATGCGCGCGTTCACGGTGCCGCTCATGTTCCGGCCGCGGGCCTTCTGCCAGCGGCGGACTGCGCGGGCGGTCTCGGGCCCGTACTCGCCGTCAGATGTCACGCCGAGCTGGCGCTGCAAGTATTCGACGTCTGCGCCCGTGTCGCCCAGGGTCAGGTCTCGAGACCCGACCTTGTGCGGCACCCGCTCACCGCGGACGGTGGCGCGCTTGGCCGGTGCCTTGCGGGCCTCCCGCGTTGTGTCCACGGGCTCGGCGGTGGGTTCCGGCGCGGGGGCGACGGTGACCGCTTCCGTGGTGGCCTCGGCCTTGGTGGCGGTCTTCTTCGCCGGGGCGGCCTTGGTTGCGGTGCGCTTGGCAGGGGGCATGGTTCAGTCCTTCCCGAAGTGGGTCACCCAGTAGGTCCGTCCGTCGCGGACGGCTCGGCCGATGCCGACG